CATATGAAGTGATAAAGAAAGAATTAGATTATGATGAAATTTTCGAGGACGACGAATGAACGTAAAACTGATTACACTTACTCCTAAAGCAGAGGAGACGATGGGCTATATTGCAAGAGTAAGTAACCCAAAGAATCAGGAGAATCCAAAGGTTGCGGGTCTTTTATCCTATTGTATTAAACATGGGCATTGGAGCGTCTTTGAGCAAGCACACATGACCATTGAGATTAATACTACCAGAGGACTAGCAGCACAGATATTACGACATAGATCTTTTACTTTCCAAGAGTTCTCTCAAAGGTATGCTGATAGTAGTCTTCTGGGAGATAATATACCTTTATTTGAAATACGTCGTCAGGATGAAAAGAATCGTCAGAACAGTATTGATGATGTTGATCCATTCTTAATTCAAAAATATGAAGTAAAGATAGAGAAACATTTTAAACAAGCGATGAAAATATATCAAGAGATGCTCAAGGATGGTATTGCAAAAGAGTGTGCAAGATTTGTATTACCTCTTGCTACACCAACTCGTTTATACATGACAGGTTCGATAAGATCATGGATACATTATATTGATCTACGTGCTTCACACGGAACTCAAAAAGAACATACTGAAATAGTCAATCAGATAAAATCTATTTTCGTAGATGAACTACCTGTTGTTGCTGAGGCTTTAGAGTGGAAATAATTGATAATTTTTTAGAAAGAAAGGATGTGGAATTTGTATTTAAATATTGTTTTGCATCTTCCTATACTTTTGGTGAGATTGATGATATGACAACTCCTCCTACAGGAATGATTCATCACATTAAAAGTAGTGAAACTATCTACAATCTATTTGAATCAAAGATTAGGGATTCTTATGATATAGTACAAGGTATGAATTTATATCGAATGTATATAAATTGTTTTGCTCCTTCTGAAAATCCATATTTTCATAAAGATGGTGATAATGGATTAACTTTTTTATATTATTTTACTAATCATGTGTGGGGGGTGCATGATGGTGGAGAAACACAATTCCTAATTGATGATGAAATAAAAGGTGTTCTCCCTCTACCTAATAGAATAGTAGGTTTTGATGCAAACTTATTGCATAGGGCTACATCATTTAGGGATAAACATAGATTTACTTTAGCAGCAAAATTTTCATCTTTACCAACTGAGATATTAAAGGAAGAATATCCCTTCCTTAATTAATCTAAATAACTTTACAAAACTTAAACACACATGCCTACGTATCCTGTAATTAATTTAGAAACTAAAGAAAAAAAAGAACTGTCCATGACGATGAAACAATATGACCAGTGGAGAAAGGACAATCCCGGTTGGGATAAAGACTGGCAAGCTGGTTGTGCTAGTGCCACTGAAATTTTTCGTTGGAGTGGTGAAGCAGCATCCAGTGGATGGAATGAGGTTCTAGACAGAGCATCCAAACAACCCGGTGCCACAGTTCGCAAGAACAGAGATTACAGTTTCTAAATTTTTCACATGCCAATAAAGCAAAAAAGAAAACCACCAATAGGTGCAGGATTATCAGTAAAACAAATGAAAAGAAAGAAACCTATCAATTCAGATTTACTAAGAGATGTTCAACCTCTTACACCTAATCAAGAAAAGTTATTTCAATCTTATGATAACAATCAAAACTTGGTAGCATATGGTTGTGCAGGTACAGGAAAGACCTTTGTAACACTCTACAAGGCACTATTAGATGTCTTAGATGAAAAGACACCTTATGAGAAAATCTACATCGTCAGATCGCTTGTAGCGACCAGAGAGATTGGATTTCTTCCGGGTGATCATGAAGACAAATCTTCACTATATCAGATACCATATAAGAACATGGTCAAGTATATGTTTGAGATGCCAACAGAGGCTGATTTTGAAATGCTCTATGGAAATCTAAAAACTCAAGGAACAATTTCTTTTTGGAGTACATCATTCTTACGTGGAACAACTTTAGATAAAGCAATCGTAATCGTTGATGAGTTCCAAAATTTAAACTTTCATGAGTTAGATAGTATAATGACAAGGGTAGGTCAAAACTCTAAAATTATGTTCTGCGGAGATGCTACTCAAACCGATCTTATTAAAACTAATGATCGTAATGGTGTTATCGACTTTATGAACATCTTGCGTATTATGTCCTCTATTGATATAATAGAGTTTAGTATAGAGGATATTGTCAGATCAGGACTTGTAAAAGAATACCTACTGGCAAAAATGGAAGCTAGTTTATGAATGAATTCTTTGAAGTACATGATGATTTTCTCCCTCAAGAACATTTTAAAAAATTACAATCTAATCTTTTGGGTGATCGAATGTGGTGGTCAGGGCCTACATCATCTTATTTTATGATAGAACCTATCATATCATTTTTAAAACCAAAAAAAATTCATAGGATAAAGGCAAACTTAAACACTAGAACTCCCTCTCATCGTCGTAGTGCGTATCACACCGATGGTTTCCCATGCAATACTACCTCGATTCTTTACGTTAACACTCATAATGGATCGACATTCTTTAAGAAAGGTGGTAAAATAAAGTGTATAGAAAATAGATTAGTTACTTTTGATTCTAAATTAGAACA